AAGACCTCCGGGGGAAGGAGAGGCATGGCAATAACGAAAGTATCTGAGAACTGTAATGGAGTATGCAATAGCTGTGAGGTTAAACAGAGTTGTGAGGATCTCCGGAAAGATAATGAATCAGAAACAATTACTCTCACGGTAGCGGAGTATCAGAAGTTACTTGAAGAGAAGGAATACTGGCATAGAGAAGCGATTAAACAGACAGCTGAGTTGGGAGAGTTCAAGATGAAGTTAGGGAAACTAATTGAAACAAGCCTTGGATAGGAGGAGCCTATGGAGCATTTAAAATTAATTATGCTGGTATTAATATTTATAGAGCTGATAGCCATAGAAAACAAAATGAAGTAGGAGGTAAAGGTTTTGACGGCAGCAGAGCTGAGAGATTACGTTCAGAAGAAATTTAGAGAAGGCCAAGAGATAGATATTAGCATACAAGAAGGATCAGGGCAGAAAAGAAAAGTTTCCAGAGTAATCATTGATAAGTTCTACCCAAATCATGTATCGGTAATTCATAAGGGAAACAGAGAAAGCTTTACATACCTGGAACTATACAAAAATGCAAAGGCAGTCATGGGAAAACCCAACAAAGCCTTAATAGAGTCATTGAGATTTGGAAAAATCAATCAACAGACCACTGATTCTTCTCCAAGTCCAATATCAGGACAACCAGTTCACACCTAACCATACAGTGAAAAACCATGGAGGTTTTAGTTTCAAACTTTGATACGACTTGATCAATTTTATACTTCTGGCCGTCAAGGGTGTAATAGAGTGGTTTAACATCTTTGCCGGTATTAAATACAGCTATAACAGACACAATTTTAGACATAATTTTCACCTCAGGATGATTATACCAGATAAATAATAAAAATGTAAATTGAGATTTAGTTAAATAACATGGTGGCAGAACCAGTAAAGGAAAAGTGATTAGTATGGCAGTTAGATGTAAATTTAGAGTGACGAGCAAAGAGGTTTTTGAAAAGAATGATCAATGCAAAAGACCAACAAGAGTAAAATTATGTCCTGTTCAGAGTGATCCGTTTGGGAAGTACACACCTTCAGGAAGCATGGAAATATACGTACAGAACGATGAGGCTGAAAAGCAGCTTGAAGTAGGAAAAGAGTATTTCATTGATATAACAGAAGCTTAAAACATAACTGCCACCATGTTTTTATAAATTTGAACAACTGATATCAGCGGAAATGTAAATTAGATTGGAGGAAAGTAAATGAAGCGTTGTGAACATAATTGCCATTTGTGCAAAAATGAGTTTCTTGGTAGATGCCATGGGAGTAAACACCATGGAAAGGATGTATCTTTAAGTGGTGAAACTGATTTACCAATATGTGATGAGTATGAGTATGGCGGTTCGCCTGAGCACTTAATAGAAATAGAGAAAGCTACAGCATTGGGAGTTACATTTTTGGAAGAGAATTTTCGATCAATGAACTGTGAAGGCTGTATCTGCAATAATTGCACAGGAGCCTGTACAAATTGTGTAAGGTGCTATAGAGCAGAATATGCCGAGTTGGATTGGGAAGATTACTATAGCGCAGACTGCGAACATAGCAGCTGATAACAGCGGAAAGGAAAAAGCATGGCTAGAACGACATGGGTAGGAAAAAGAACATTAGAACACTGCAGTCTAATTACTAAATGTTTAAAAGCTGGTATCGGTAAGCCAGACCAGAAAAATGGTAAATGCAACGGATATCAAAAATCAGAAAATGATGATGAACCATGTGAAACATGCATGGAATGTAAATTGCAAGAAGATTACCATGATAATCATCATCAGATGGATGAATATGAGAGAAGCGGATATTAATTTCACACGAATGTTGGAGTGACAATATAGTTGCTACTGTATCAAATAAAGTAATAAAATGGAGCACATTGATAATTGAATATTGACGGTTGAAGTGGTATAGTTAAAAGGTAAAAATTGCTATATACAAAGGAGGAAAGTAATGGCTGATTTAAGTGACATTACCCAGGTAAAGAATGTTAAACCAGATTTGTATGATATTGCAATAATATTTAATAAGGCAATATCTAACCAAAATCAAGTAGAACTTAGAGTAGAAGATTTACCGCGTATGAACATGGATTCGACACTAAAAACTACGTTATCAGGTGTGATAATTAATGAGAAAGATAAGGTATTATATATTGATGCAGCAGGATTGTCTTTAATGTATCAATACGAAAAGTATAGTTCGGGATCAAGTTCATCTACGCATAGAAAGTTCTATTTTCAATCAGAAGGTGCTTCATTAACTGTAGTTGTTTCATTGTAAATAAAATATTAATAAGTATTAAAACCAGCCGTCAATATTCAAGGGCTGGTTTTTTTATATGCAAAATGTAATCAATAGTTAGGTTAGCTAATAGCAGTGGAAAGGAAAGTAATGAACAAGGTAGAGACAAGAGAAATAATGATAAATCGAAATGGGAAACCGTTATTTGCTGTTCGGATAGATAATGGTGAATCCAGTAATGCAAATTATGTTTATATTGAGAATGGAGATATTAAATTCAATTCATCTTGGATGGATAGTATTATTCCATACTCATTGAGTAATGAGAGCCACAGACTGGCAAAAGAAATATTTACAATTGGATTACAGGCTTCCATAAAAACTAAGGTTTATGAGCTGAAACAACTAGAATCCATATTAACGGATATCAACCTTGGAGATTGTCTCGGGAACGTTCTGATAGACAACACAAAATTATTGCTTGAGGTTAATGAAAATATTAATAAAAAGACACAGGCTGTTATTGAAGTAGCAGAAGAGACAGTAAAAAAATCTATAAGTAAATCAGATGTAAAAGAAGTTGTTGAAACAGCAATAGTAGAGACTGTCAAGCCTATTGCTGTTAGAAAAGAAAGAAAAGTTACAAAAACAGAAAATTCAAAATAGTAAACTCAAATATTGTTATAAAATGGGGTACATTGACAATTAAATATTGATAGTTGGAAAGATATGTTTTATAGTAATAATATTATTACTAAAGAGGTGAATTATGGAAGAGAATATTCATGATTATCTATATCACTATACTTCAATTAATACACTTGGATTAATTTTAAAAGGGAAAAAAATACGCTTCAATAATCTTTGCGACCTTGACGATTTAGATGAGGGGACTTATGCAGAAACAAAGTGGGGGAAATACTGCTTTGTAAGTAGCTGGACATATGAGAGTGAAGAATCTATTCAAATGTGGAATATGTATACTGACAATATGAATGGAGTTAGAATTAAACTTAAGAGGAATCCATTTAAATCATACAAGCTACCTTATATAGGTTCTGAAAAAGGATTTGTCGATTCTATTGTACCATTTGAAGAAATATACAATGACCATTATAGCGTGGCATCATATTTAAGAAGTAAGCTTCTCAATAAAGTGATATATAGCGACATTAGTTTCATAGATAGTATAAAGAAAAATAAACCACTTATTGAAGAGGGAGACAACATAAGATACAATGTAGAAAATGTTGGAATAAATAAAAACAAGTATTGGGATTTCCAAAAGGAATATAGATATATACTACATATCATACCATTTGGTACCCGGATACATAATAAGACAGAAGAAGAAATAAAGAAAATGATTAATAATCTAAAATCTTTAGTTGATCTTCCATTTAACGACTATTATTTGGATTTAGAATTTGATGCTTTTGATGGAATGGAAATTTTATTAGGGCCAAAGACAAATGAAATAGATTATGAAATTGTAGAATTGCTTTTAAAGAAGTACAATATTCAAGCGAAAATAATTACTAGCTGTTTGAAAAATAGGATTAGATAATTTTCACTACCAACTATCGATATTTAGTTGGTAGTTTTTTATTGCGTAAAATTAATATGCTGCAGGTGGCAGCAGGAAGGACTTTGAATGGATAAATTGGAATTATTAAACAGTCTAGAAGTAGTAGAAAGCTCCTGCAATGATGGATGCTGTGAATATGTGCTTATTAAAGATACAGAAGAAAACCGAGAAGTTTTAAAGGAACTTGGAGCAGATGAGGATGATATTAAGAGAATGGATCCATTCGGTGATGGTGAATTACTTGATATCACAATATTTGCATTTGAGGAACTTGGAGCAGAATGGTTTCAATCAGAAGTAGGATTTAGTTATCAAGAAGGGAGATAGAGATATGTTAAAGATAAACGAGTTTGTAAAAGAAGTAGGAGAGAACGCCATCGCTCACGGCTGGTGGGAAGAGGAAAGAAGCTTTGGGGAACTAATTGCATTAGTACATAGTGAACCATCGGAAGCTCTAGAGGAATACAGAAAAGGAAAAGGATATACCGAAACATATTATTCATGCAAAGCGAATCCTAATTCACCGAAATTTATAACATGTGATGAGAACTGTGCTGCATGCGAACATGGTAAGCCAGAGGGAATACCGGCAGAATTAGCAGATACAGTTATCAGAGTATTTGACATATGCAATCATTATGAGATAGATCTAGAAGCTGCATTAGTCGAAAAGCATGAATTTAACAAATCAAGACCATATCGTCATGGTGGTAAAGTGATTTAAATGAGAGGTAGTGAATATTGAGAACAAAATATTGTGAACGTTGTCCAGATGAAGATACTAACCGTTGTAATACATGCAATGGAAAGGGAAATGACATACTGCAGGATAAACTAGCTCAGATACTTAATACGGAACGCGAGAGGATAGAAAGTAGCCAGAATGAAACTAGGACCCTAGATGTTTGAGCGAAGCGAGTTGAACTTACACGCCTCTTGGGTTCATTTTTAAAGAAAGGACATAATAGAATGAAAAGGATATTAACTTTATTAATCACAAAATATAACTTGATGCGAAAATGCATTAAGTGAATGAAAAATTTTTCATGCCTTACATAGTGGACGATCAAGGAAAAACACTTTTTGAAAAGTTAGAAGAAAAACAATTTCTTCTTTCAGCGCAGGATTAACAATCCTAGAATTTACTATCATGGCAGCAGGATTAATAATCAATGAAATTTTGCTTTTCATGGCAGCAGTATTAAAGGAGTGAGATTGGATAGACATTCAAGAAAAGAAAGAGTATCTTAAAAGTTATAAGATACTATGCATAAAGTTGAAATCTCTGGAAGAGCAGCTGCAATCTATTAGAGAATCCGAACAATCAGCGAAGATACAGTCTATAAGTGATATGCCAAAGAGTGGAAGACAGATGGACCTGTCAGATTACATGATAAAAGTAGATGAGATATTTACTAAAATTGTACGTAAGAGGTCAGAATGTTTAAAGAGAAAGATTGAGATAGAAAGTATCATAACAGATTTAGATGATGGTATAGAGAGCATGATTTTGCATAAGAAGTATATTGAACTTAAAAGCTGGGAGCAAATATGCATCGAGATAGATTATGAATGGGCTCAAACTCATAGAAAACATGCATCTGCTTTAAACCATTTAAACATGATACACAATGATACATAATTATGTGTTATTATGTGATTGTAAAAATAAATAGTAAGATATCTCAAAAGAAAAGTATTCGGTGTATATACTGAGTACTTTTCTTTTATTATTCGAAAGGACGTGCTGTATGAAGATAATTAAATTAGTTACTGATAAGAAGCCTAAGGTTTGTATGGTGTGTCCTATATCAGTATTACATATATGCGGGAAAGAAACTACAGTAAGGCCTACAAGTGGAGCTGCATATAAGTTGGTGATACCTGACGACAGATGCAAGATAAGGGAGGCAGGAAAGTAATTGCTTAAATCATGTCCTTATTGCCGTAGAATACATGATAGCAAGTTTGATTGTGGCAAGAAACCAAAAAGAAAGAAAGATATCAACGAAAAGAATAAATTTCGCTGGTCAAGGCGATGGAATGAAAAGAGCACAGACATAAAGGATAGGGACAAATACTTATGCCAAATGTCACTGAAAGAAAATCCACCAAAATATATTTATAATGAGATATCAGTACACCACATTGTATCATTGGAGGATAACTTCGAACTAAGGCTTGATGATAAGAACCTGATTACTCTATCAAGTAAATATCATGAGCTGGCAGAGAGTGGAGAGATAAAAAAGGAAGTATTATTTAACATTTTAAAAGAAAAATATGGTTATATATACCCCCCGGGGTATGGCAGATAATAATTTTAATTTTACTGGATACCAACAGCAGACCTCTGCGTATAAAATATTCCCACATCAACTTTTGAAAGGAGGTTCCTATAATGCCAACACCACCAAAACCATACTTAGTGTTAACTGGTGAGAAAAAATCGCATCGGTCAAAGAACGAATTAAATCAGAGAAAACAAGGAGAAAAAGCACTTGCCACCGGAGTTGCGTTGAAAGAACGCTCCGAAGTAAGAAAAAATCAAATCGCTCATAAAGAATTCAAAAGAATTAATGGTTTGTTAAAAAATATTGATAAAAATGATGCAATATATGAGGTGATTATAAACAGATATTGTATGATGGTAGCAGAGTGTAACGACCTTCAGACGAAAAGAGAAAATTGCTATCAAATAATGCTCAAACTAGACGAAAAGTTTGAAAGTGAAATTGAAAACACGCCAGTTGAAGACAGAGCAAAACTGATTCGAACTTATGCGAGAACCCATTCGGACATGCTTGGTAATCTATTATGTTGTGATTCGCAAATACAATCAAAGCGTAAAATGTTACTTGACATAGAAAAAGAAAATATAATGACTATTGCTGCAGCTCTCCGAAGCATACCGAAGAAAGCAGATGGCAAGAAAAACGCATTACTCGAAGCCTTGGGCGGTGATTAATTTGATTACGGATAGCAGGGCATATAAATACTGCGAATTTGCTTTACTACCAGGTAATAGAAAGGTTCCAAAGTATGTAAAAAAACAATGCAAGCTATGGAAACGTATCGTGGATGGAGAAGATACAGAAGCTTTTATTGATGAAAAAGCTTATAACAAGGTAATGAAGATTCTTAAACTCATGATTCATCCGGATTTAAACGTTACAATGGACGTAGGATTAAGCAATCATGCTTCTTTACTCATAACAGCTACATTCTGCACTAAACTAAAAAATGATAAAAATTTAGATATTAGATATTATATTACTGTGCTTGAAGAAATCGCCAGAAAGAATTTTAAAACATTCGATTCGGCGGTTATTTTTATTTTATTAATGCTTACAGAACCAAGATTTTCAAGGTTTTTCTCTGTTGCACCGGACTTAAAGCTCTCAAAGGAATTACAGGTAGCGATAAGAAAAATAATTAAGTCAAGTCCGCTATTATGCGATGAGCTTGAACCAGCATTTAAGATGTTGAGGTCCGAAATCAGGTGTCAGCTCACTGAATCTGAATATACTCCTTTGGCCTATTCAGAGGATAGGATGGATGGTAAGCTCGCCAATGCATTTTTGGCAGATGAAGCAGGAGCAATGGACAGCTATCCGGTTGAAGCCATGAGATCATCACAGATCACTTTATTTAACAAATTAGGAATTATAATAAGCACTCAGTATCCAAATGACAACAATGTAATGATCGATGAGATTGATAAGGCAAAAAAGACACTTGATGGGTTAAGAGAGAATAAGCGTATGTTTGCTCTGCTGTTTGAGCCAGATGATGATTTGCTAACCGACGATCAATGGCAAAACAATGACCTTGTTATATATCAAAGCAATCCAGTAGCGGTAGAGAATGAATACATTTTTGATGCTATAAAGGACTTGCGCGAAGATGCAGTTCTTTACGAGAACAAGCGAGAAAATTACCTTTGCAAACACAATAACATTAAGTACAAAGGCCTTGGGGTTGAAGGATATATCGAAATTACAAAGGTTAGAGAGTGCAGACGCATTACAGACGATGCATGGTGGAAAGGCAAGAAAGTATGGTTAGGTTTAGATTTGTCAATATCTGATGATAATGTCTCGGTCAATATGGAAACGTTTGAAGGCAACGATGTTGATGATTGCAATATATATAGCAAAACATTTGGATTTATTCCGGTTGATAAGCTTGATTATAAATCTAAGCGAGAGGGAGTTGACTATAAGAAACTAATAAGAAACGGAAACTGCTTTGCTTGCGGTAATGAGGTAATAGATTATACATCTGTTGAAAACTTCATTTTGAATCTCGAGGATAAATACGGAGTGAAGATTCAACAAATAGGATATGATAGGTGGAATGCACTTAGTACAATCCAAAAACTAGAGAATGCTGGTTATGAATGCGTTGAAATTAAACAGCACTCAAGTGTTCTTCATTCACCCACAAAATTACTTAAAGAGAAGATTTTGAGTAAAAAATATCATTACGACGATAATCCAATGCTTGAAGAAAACTTCCAAAATGCACGATGCACTGAGGATACGAACAGAAACAAATATGTCAACAAAAAGAAATCAGCAGGAAAGGTTGACCAGGTAGTAAGTAATATTAACTCTACCTATCTGATAGAACAAGAATTATTATACGGCAACAATGGTTTTGTTGCACAATACTAAAAGGATGGTGATGAATTGGGATACATAACAGACAGTGCCAACATTTTAAAAACAAGAGCAGAGCCAGAGAATAGAGCAGAAACAATAATTAGTGAGAGCAGTGTTGAGAGCACACTTCTACAGGCGCTTTTAGGCGCAACAACAATGACAAAGGAAAAAGCACTTAGCATTCCTTCTGTACAAGGCTGTATAAAGTTTGCCGCTGATACAGTTTCGATGTTGCCGATCAAACTATATTGTGATAAAGACGGAAAAGTTGAGGAAGTAAAAGACGATATCAGAGTAAGGCTATTAAACGATGATACAGGAGACACGCTGGATCCGGTACAATTTTGGAGAGCACTAATCACAGATTATTACCTTGGTAAAGGTGGGTATGCCTATATTAATCGTGGGTTTGGCACATGCAAAAGTCTCAACTATGTTGATGAAATCCATATATCGCAAATAAAAAACACGGATCCAATATTTAAGGATTACAACATTCTTGTAAGTGGTGTTCCGTATAAACCTTTTGACTTCATTAAGATTCTCAGAAACACAAAAGATGGATGCCTAGGAGTAAGCATTATAGAGGAAAATGCTCTTGTTCTAAGTGTAGCATACAATTCGTTGATTTTTGAAGAAAATCTGGTGAAAAAGGGCGGTAACAAAAAAGGTTTTCTTAAGTCAGAAAATAAACTGGATGAAGATGCGATGACAGCACTTAGAGAGGCATATGCTAGGCTTTATAGTAATAACTCCGAAAACGTTGTTGTGCTAAACAAGGGAATTGAGTTTCAAGAAGCTTCAAACTCTTCTGTTGAAATGCAACTTAACGAGAATAAGGAGAGTAATTCATGTGAACTGTGCAAATTATTTCTGTTTTCACCAAATGTTATATCCGGAGAAGGGACAGAAAAAGAGTACAGCAATTCGTTCAAGTCTGGGATAATGCCACTTTTAAGAGTAATTGAATGTGCATTAAACAGAGATTTTCTTCTTGAGAGTGAAAAAAGATCGTATTATTGGGCGTTTGACACCAAGGAAATGCTTAAAGGAAGCATGAAAGAGCGATATGATGCTTATGCTATAGCAATCGAAAAAGGATTCAAAAAGATTGACGAAATCAGATACATGGAGAATGACGAGCCTTTTGGTATTGATTGGATTAATGTTGGGCTTAACTCTGTACTCTACAACACAAAAACCGGAGAAGTTTATACGCCAAATACAGATAAAACAAGTGTTCCAAACAAGAAAGAAGGTGAAAACAATGCTAAAGATTGAAATAAGAGCTGATGGAGCACATATCGAAGGATATGTCAATGTAACCGGAAAAAAATCTAGGCCAGTCATTACGCCACACGGTAAATGTATAGAGGTTATAGAGGAGCGAGCCTTTGCGGACGCAATTGAACGAGCTGGGGACGTTTCAGTCACAGTGGACCATGACAAAACACACATTTATGCAAGCACAAGTTCAAATACGTTGACATTAAAAGAAGATGCGATTGGATTACATGCAGATGTACTTATCACTGACAAAGACATTATAGAACTTGCAAAGCAAGGAAAAATCCGTGGGTGGTCATTCGGAATGTATAATGTGGTTGACAGTATGGAACAGAGAGCAGATGAATTGCCAATTAGGCATGTTTCAAAGCTAGACCTAGATCACATAACATTAGTTGTAAAAAAAATCCCTGTATATTCTGCAACATCAGTAGAATTAAGGGCAGATATTGAAACTGAAATTGAATTAAGAGGAAATGACTGTTATGGGGACAACTCAATAACAGTGACAAATATGGTTGAAACACCTAAGAAACCAATTGACCTATCACAGTATCATAATCGAATCAATCAATTAAGAGTCGGCAAATAGTCGGCTTATTTTTATGGAGAAAAGGAGATTTTACCATGAATTTAAAGAAACTATATGAGGAAAGAAACGCAAAAATTACAGCAATGAAAGCCATCATGTCAAAGATGGGAACAGAAGAAAGAGCTGAAATGACAGCTGATGAAACATCGCAGTTTGATACACTGGAAGTTGAAGTAAGAGCATTAGAGGAAACGATTGCAAGAGCAGAGAAAGCAAGAGATTTAACTCTCAATGTCGTATCTGATGCCAAAAAAGAAGAGTTGAGAGCAGAAGAAAGAGAAGCAGCAGAAGAAAGAGCATTTGAATGCTACCTTCGTGGAACTACACCAGAAGAAAGAGCTAG